AAAGGTCATTTGCATGAAATGTCTATAGCAATGGGTTTCAAAGGTTTGAATGCCTGAGAAGGTCGTTGCTTAGGGAAACTTAGTTTGAAAGAAGAAGCGGCAGGGAAAGTGCGTGTCTTTGCTATGGTAGATCCTATTACTCAATGATTATTAGCTCCCTTACATAAGTATTTGTTCTTAATTTTGAGAACTATACCTATGGATGGTACTTTTAATCAATTGAAACCAGTTTACCGTTTATTACGGAAAACTGGTATAAGATCTTTCTTTAGCTTAGATTTAAGCGCAGCCACGGATAGATTACCTTTATCAATCCAAAAATCTTTATTAAATGATCTTATTCCTAAGGAAGGATCAAATTTTGGAGATCTTTGGGGTGATTTATTAGTTAATAGAGATTATCAACTAACATCGGAAGAACACAACATTAATACCATACTTCGGTATAGTGTCGGTCAACCCATGGGTGCACTGTCTTCGTGAGGAATGCTAGCGTACTCTCACCATTTTATAGTGCAGGTAGCAGCATGGGAAAGTGGATATCCAAAAAATCGCTTATTTACAGATTATGCTGTTTTAGGTGATGATTTGGTTATCTCACACTGAAAGGTTGCCAAGGCTTATCTTAAGATTTTAAAGATGATTGGCGTTGAGTGCGGATTGCATAAATCGATACTTAGCCATAAAGGTTTAGGTATTGAGTTTGCAAAAAACACTTTTGTTGATGGAACTAATGTATCTCCTATTTCTTTTAAAGAGTTACAAGTGGCCCATCAAGACCTTTCTGCGTGGTCTGCATTCGTGTCTAAATTTGGACTGTCTTGAGACAGACAGGCTAGAGTATTAGGTTTCGGGTATCTTTCAAGACGTAAGTCTTTTAAGAAAATGAATCATGCTTTACAGTTGGTATATTTAAGCCAAGTAGTTAAAGCTGATTTTAATACCGATATCTTATCTCTTCGCCGAGGAGCACCTAAGGATTTTAACGATATTTACTTATTTTTATTTGCAAATAAAGTTTTACATCCTTTGCTCCATTTGTTTAAGACTAGACCTGCCGTTTACAGCGATTTCCAATATACAACTCAGAATTATATTTCTAAGAATGTAGATCGGAGATTTCGGTCTGATTATTATGACCTTCGTACTCTATGAGACGAGGTTTGATTCTCTGACAATGATAACGTCAGAAACGAATTTAATAAAATAAGACTCGAATTAGCGTCATTTATAAGTGATGTAGATTTGTTAAAGCAGGTAAAATCGTTTAACGGTTGCCTGAAAACGGCGTTCCGTTTCTCGGAACTTCCTACTTTTAACAAAGCTTTATCCTTATATTTACGTGGTCAGCAGATATTAGCGAAACGATCTATTGAACCTAACCGAATATTGGTAGATAAGAAGTCTAAACGTTTAGACGGAAAACTACCTTTTCA